AAAAAGAGACCCCCGCTACCCCCAGAATCAACTCAATTTCAAAAAGTAGGCTAAAGGTTTTTGTTGTTGTTGTTGTTGTCGGGCCTTCGCAACGAGAGGTCCACCCCAGCAACCAACGCCCCTTAAAGCCACCAAAAGAGGAACGTCCGACATGGGCTTAGAAACTTCGACTTACGTTGACGGTTTGAACATAGCAAACCCAGCAGCAACTGACGGTCTAGCGCAAGCGGACGACCACATTCGTCTCATAAAGACAGTCTTAAAGAATACCTTTCCCAACCTGACTGGTGCCGTAACTGCCACCCAAGCCAACCTAAACAACACCACAGCAATCCCTAGCACACTAACAGACCTAGGCATCACTGATGGCTCAAATGGTATGGTGTTGTCTACAGACGGCTCAGGTAACTTCAGCTTCATAGCGTTACCCGCTGGTGCCACCGACACGAACAACTATGTCAACGGTGGATCCTTCAGTGGCACCACCCTTACGCTAACGAGAGACGGCCTAAGCAGCATCAGCATCTCAGGTTTCCCTCAGGCAATCACAAACAACAACCAGCTAACCAACGGTGCTGGCTACATTACGGCAGCATCCCTACCAGCCGCACAGTCAACAAATGCAGCCGCTGTCGGTACCTACACCTTTGCTCTTTCAAGTGTTGTTCCAAGCCCAATCCCGGGTGGCACAGTGAGTGGGAGCCAACTTACGTATTCTGACGGATCAGGAACTAACAATGTAGGCACTAGCCCTAGCGTAGGCACATGGCGTCTAATGGCACACTACGTCAACCGAGCTTCGCTTTTTGTCCGTGTGTCTTAGGAGACAAAGATGAGTACTATAGAAATCACACAGTATCGGAACGCTAGTTCACTGAACGCTGAGAACACTCAGTTTAACGTAGAGATTAACCATCCGTCTTACGGTTGGATACCTTACACTTTAGACCCCTCAGACACCGACATGACCATAGACAACACAGAACTGTTGTCTCTCATCGGTACAGACTTTGCGCCATTCTCTCAGGCAGACCACGATGCACGAACCGCTGCAATGGTTAGAGTCCAGCGTGACTCAAAGCTAACCAACGAGGTAGACCCAGTCGTCAGTAACCCACTGCGCTGGGGTGACCTTAGCGCACAAGAGCAAGCTGACGTCTCAGCCTACCGACTAGCGTTACTTGATGTCCCCCAGCAACAAGGGTTCCCTCATACTATCTCGTGGCCCACAAAGCCCTCCTGTCTCTAACTCTTAGCGAAAGACACTTAAGAACATGGCTAACTTACCTATCCGAGGCTTAGGGTCTGTGGGTGTGGTGACAGACGTAGACCCCTACAACTTGCCTCTTAGCGGATTCACACGTGCCAAGAACGTGAGATTTAACGAAGGTAAAGTGACTGCTGGACCTATCTACCGAAAGGTATCCGATGCAGTCTCTTGGACGCCAATGTTTTCTTATGGTCTCACGTCACCCTCTGGTTATGATACTGTGTTGGTGGTGGATGATACTCTTACGATACGAGAGTTCTCCAATGGTGCGTTTACCTCAGTCTACACTGGTTCCACACAGTCACCCTCTACAGAACTCACAGCAACTACACTTGCTGATGTAACCTACATCAACAGGTCAGACACTGCGCCCCTACACAGGGCATCTGGTGGCACCAACTTTAGTACGCTTCCCAACTGGCCCTCTGGTTACCTAACGAACTCTCTACGTTCGTATGGTGACTTCTTGTTGGCGTTAGGCACTGTAGAGAATGGTGTGACCTATCCTAACCGTGTGCGTTTCTCTGACCCTGCATTGGCAAACTCTGTGCCTTCCACATGGGACGAAACGGACCTCACGGCATCTGCTGGTTTTAACGACATTGTGCAGATGAAAACCCCGATTATCGACGGTGCAACTCTAGGCTCCAACTTCCTTGTGTACTCTTCAGACCAAGTGTGGCTTGTAGAGTTCGTAGGCGGCACGTTCATCTTCAACTTCCGCAAAATCTTTGATGACGCTGGAGTAATCAACAAGAACTGTATCGCTGAGGTAGAAGGCAAGCACTACGTTTTCGACCAAGACGACATCTACGTGACTGACGGTAACACACGCCAATCCATCTGTGACGGGCGTGTGCGTAACTTCATCTATAGCGGCATCGACTTCTCTAAGTCAGACCGATGCTTCGTCATGCACAACAGTGACCTAGAAGAGATATACTTCTGCTACCACACTGGTGACGACATGGCTGTATATACGGATGGTGACGCCTGTAACCGTGCAGCAGTCTACAACTACAAAGAAGACCTCTGGACATTCCAAGACATCCCTAACGTAGTCTCTGGTGCCGTAGCCAACGTGAACACTGTGTTGACCTACGCAACCGTGAACCAGACGTATGCTACAGTCGGTGGGTCTTACCACGACCAAGAGTCACAATTTGGACGCCACGTACTGTTGCTGTCTGATGTAGGCGGTGGTGTTACTGAGAAGCGTCTCTACGGCTTAGACTTGGTGGACGAAGGTTCCCTAGCAGCCGAGATTGACACCAGTATCTCACAACCTGTGTTCTTAGAGCGACAAGGGATTGACCTAGACGAACAAGGGATACCGCTGACAGGCTACAAAGTTATAACAAAAGTTGTACCGCAGGTTTCTACCCCGAACCCTGATGGTTCTTTTGACTTTACCTTTGGTGCTTCAGCAATACCTACGTCTGACCCAAACTATGGGTCTCCTAACACCTTTGATGCACTAAGCGACTATAAGGTCGATACACGTATCTCTGGTCGTTACCTATCATACAAATTGACGAGTGACGCACTCAAGGACTTTGCCTTTTCAGGTATGGACGTGGAGGTGATGGTCACTGGTCGCAGGTGAACCATATGGCTCTTTCAGACAAAATTAACCTACTGGTGTCGCGTTATGTTCGACGCCAGATACCACGACTAGAAGCAGACAACTTGGGTCCATATATCCAAGAGGAACTACGCGAACTAGAGACTGTCATACGGTCTCTATCTGACGCTTCTGTACAAGTTGCAGAAAAAGAACCTGAGGGTGTCCGTAAGGGCATGATTAGGTACGCGGTTTCTCCTTGGAACCCACTTGGCAACGGCTTCACTGGTCTTGTCGTGTACAACGGCACGTCTTGGGTAGCCGTGTAAGCAAAAAATCAAAAGGAATTTAACATGTGGGGCGCAATAATCGGCGGCGCAATGGGCCTAATGGGTGCCAACAAGCAAGCCAAAGCACAAGACCGTGCAACAGAAGCACAAATGGCTGGTTTCAACCAGTACAAACCCTATGTAGACGCTAACCTTGAAGGCTCACAGGCAGCACTTGGCGGTGTTTTAGACACAGGTGTATACACTGGCGACACTTACGCTGGTCCAAACGCCTTCCAGACTGACACAGCCAACGCTATGGGCAACATTGGTGGCAACATGATTGCCGCTGGCAACACTATGATGGGCCAGAACAACCAATTTGGTGCCAATGCCAACAATCTGTATAGTCAGTTCCAAGGTTTATCTGAAGACGCCAAGCGTGACCGCCTAGCAACAGCGATGGATTACGCAGCAAACAACGGTTCTTCCCTTGTTGACGCTGCAATGCGTGATGACCGCCGCAACCTAGAGGAAAACACGCTCACAGGCATCAATTTGAACGCCTCAGGCACTGGTAACATGAACTCTAGCCGTGCAGGTGTCGCAGATGCCGTTGCAAGACGTGCTTACGATGACCGCCGCGCTGATGTCGCCGCAGGTATTCAGGACCGCCTGATTGACCGCAGCCTCGCACAGCAGTCTCAGCAGTTCATCGACCAAGGTTCAGCCCTAAATTCTGCGGGTAACGCCAACCAGCAGGTCATGAGTGCCTATAACACTGGCCTAAATACGCTAGGTGAGGGTGCAAACTTTGGTATGAACGCAGGTAACGCACTTCAAGGCTACGATCAGGCACGTTTGAACGATGACCGTCAGCGTTTTGAAGACGCGCGTGACTTTGAGATGCGCCAACGCATGAACTACCAGTCTGGCATCCTTGGTAAAGCACCAAACTCACCGTCAAACGTGGCAGTAAACCGTACCGACCCGTACCAAGCGGCAATGGGTGGTGCAATGCAGGGCTTTGGCTTCCAACAGAAGTATGGCGACCAGATTAGCAGTGCTATCGGCAACAGTAGAATCTTTAACCCACTATTTGGCGGCTCTGGTCTTGGAGGATTCAACTAATGTGGGAAGTAATTAGTCAAAACCCTAAGTTCCAAGAGGCGTTTGGCGGCTATATGACTAAAGAGTTGTATAACCAGATGCCTCAGGACGCAAAAGACAACATTGCACGTCTATATGGCTCTGTAGGCACACCTAGTCCTATGTTGAGCATAAAGCCGAGTGAGATTTCTCCA